AACCAACGGCTTTCTAAAGCTGCTCACTGGACCTAAAAAAATAGGCTACCCAGTATGTACCTGAGTAGCCTATATTTTACAATCTGTCAAGCCTGTATACTAACTATTCCCGTATAGCTGAGAATATAGTTTAATGCGCTTCTGCAGAATATTTTCTCGTTTTTCACGATCCGCAAATGAAAGTGCTGACGGGTCAGTCATAACCAACTGTTTGTTGTCTGAATCCAACTGCTCAATTTGGGCTTTAATACCCTGAACTGATTCATTCTGACCAAATGGCGACGACCCAGAATTACCCATAGGAAGTGCGTCCCCAGAAATCTCAGAGATCTTGTGAAACAACTTAAGAACGGCTGGATGATTTGCTACGACTGGACTCCAGTTTACAAGATCTTGCAGCTCAGGTATTTCTTGAGACAAAGCATCAAATGTTTCATTCGCTTGCTTCATGTTAACCTCAAAGTTTGTACCCCAGTGCTCAGCCATGTCAGCTCCATACTTATGTATGGTTTCTTTATTGTGGTTTTCCACTGCTGCATTGCCTTCCATCTGTAGCTCAGCCCACCTGCCCACAAGACCATCAAACTGTTTTTGATTTAGCCCAATGTCTGTAGCAAAGTCGGTAAGCTCTTGAAGTTGATCTTCTGTTGGTGCGGGTATATCAACACCATCAAACTCTTCCGAAATACTAATCTCCTCTGGGACAACATACTCGTTATTCTCAGGTCGGACTTGCGCATAATACTCATCCCACTTCTCGTCAGTCCAATCAGCTTGAGGTTGCTCAAGACGTTTAGCACCTAGTGCACTCTGAGCATTAACAAGTTGATTAGCCAACGCATCAAAAGATTTTGTATTTTGAATTGTTGAGTTATTCTTTAACTCTTCTGGCAATGATGCCAAGAGCGACTGATATTGATCAACTGACGCATTTTCTTCTGGTGTGGATTCAGGTGTTGAGTCAGGTACAAGACCTGCTCCCAAACCACCACCGCCAGACGATCCTTCTTCAGCCTCTTCTCGTAGTATGTTATTTAGTTTAAACATTATGTTCTTCTCCTAATCGGTTTATTATTTGTTGTGGATCGTCTTGACCCAACAACGAAAGAAAACTCATAGCCAATCTTCGCCTACCCTCACATTCACGCAGCTTTGCGTCATCACTGTGGAAGACTGGTTTTGTTACATGACACTCTCTTAGAAGTATTCTAAAAAACCGTTCACCTTCAGGGGTGTCTAGTATCTTTAAGAGATCATCTCTTAGCTCTCCTCTTTCTTTAAGACGAGCAACGGACTGTATAACTTTTTGTACCACTTAAATATTTAATAGCTGACCAACACCTTCGGGGTCTATCTTTCTTGCTTGTGCAACATCCTTCATAGAACCTGCGATATCAGGTAGAGCTCCAGCAATTTGTTGAGTCTGGGCTTGTTCTGCCTGTGCAGCTTTCTCTTCACCCATAGTCTCACTAGATTTTATAACTGATGGATTTACATTCCTATACTTAGCATAGCTATCTAAAAGCTCTCTCTCATTAACTGCTTGGAGGATTTCAGGTTTAACATTAGCTAATGGTGTGATATCCTGCATAAATGCACTGATATCTGAAAGACGACTTGCGAACTGAGCTTGAGAACTGGGACTTGTATATGTAACCTCTAGTTTAGCTCCATTCAAGCTTGCTGGTATATCTGGCAACTCCTTACGCCTGTCTAAGAACATAAATGTATTCTCAACAGCAGGTGCGATATACTCAGCTTCCATACGATTAAGTAGTGGAGAAAGTTGTTGGAGCATTTGTCCACGAGTATCTTGTATCTCAAGAATGCTCTGACGCTCACGCTTCTGCTCACGAATAATTTGATCTACAAAGAATGAGCGTTGGATTGATGCCTTATAGGACTCAATCATCTGCATAGCATACTGGGGTTGATTACCTCCCAAGATTGGGGATGGCTTTTCACTGCCAGCTTCGTGAAACATGATCTGGCGAGAACCATACTTAAGCGGAAGTAGTATGCTGTCTTCTTCTGCTGTAAGTGTTGGGAAGTTCATATACTCCGCAGAAGTAAGTACCTCCTTCACCATTTTATTTAGTACACGAATCTGAGATAGGCATGTCATAGCTGGGCTACGACCGTACACTTCATCAGCTTGCTTTGCCCATCGAGGGATAAGAAAAGTAAAATAACTAGAACCATCCTGACGGATAGGTGTCTTAAAGTCGGGACACCAATATGTTACGATGTATGGGCGTTCTGCTCCAATGCGTCCACCCATCTTAGCTCGACGATCTTTACTTGGTTCAATTGAGTAAACTAGTTCCCACTTCCTGTTTGGATCTTTATCACTAAAGCCATCCATGTTTACAACCTCAGGCAGTAAACCCACTAGCTGTCGTGTAGTTTTATAGCACCGATAATACACAGTATTAACTTCGCCATACTCATCTACATCAAAAAATACATCGGAAAGTGGTCTTGCTCGAAAGTTAACAACGCCCTTAACATCAGACATCTGAACAGGAGATGTGCCGTAAGCACCCACATCAAGAAAGCATTCGTGACTGGCAGCATAAAACTGACTTTGTGGGAGTGCAAGTTCGTGTAAGATCCTGTCGGTTACCTGATTTAAATAGGTATGCTGTTCATCGTTAAGCTCAGAGTTCTCTGTGTCCTGCACACGCAAGTACATCCACTTCTCAGCCTTGGGTATTAGATTAGCCGACAAGCCATTGGCAAACATTTGATTAGACCACACTGCTGTGTCATCGTAAATTTCTTTTGAACCGTCTTCTTTAAAATTAGGTCCATGATCGAACTCAGTTCCGTTAGGTCGGACATAGCGTTGTGCATCCTTAAGCATACCATCGAGGCTGCTTCTAAGAAGTTTCAACTCTTCATATCTAATCTTTAAACGAACTAAGTCTGACATGTGTTAAGTTTTAATACCGCCACCCAAAGTTCCAGTCTTTTGTTTTCTCTGATACAGTGGTGTATCGTCCGATCCTCGCTGCATTGCCGTTGGGTTAACAACCCGACTACGCCTCGTTGCCTGACGAATTGGTCTCCGTGCTACAGGTGAGGGAGGAGGTGGTGGTGGCGGGGGTGGAGGTGGTGGAGGAGGTGCTTTTGGTTTTGATCCCATGATTATTTAAAAAATTTTTCTAGTCTATCCCAAGAATAGAGCCTAAACTTGGATTCATGTCCATCTTTATTACGCATAAACATAACCTTGTCAAGTCTATAGGGTGCTATTTTAAAAAGTGTTGGTCCGAAGCCATCCAGACAATGTTGCCAAGCTATGTGCCAGTACGGATCAATCTTCTTAGATAATGGATCGTGTGGATCTTCCGTGTTGAGTTCTTCTCCTAATACAAAGTATCTCGGACCAGACCACACATATCGTTTAGCATCTGGCGGGCAATTCAAATAATAGTCCAGCAGCTCTATAAACTCCATACCCTCGGCGTGGTACATTACCGTTGCCTGATCTATTAACGATAATCTCGTGTATACTCTGTCACCAATTGACATTGGCGACTTCGTAGCTTGTTGGTCGTTTTTTGTGTTTTCCATAAGTTCTCTCCTCTTTGAGCCCCATTGCTAAGGTTCTGAATGCATCAGCTCCGTGCGAGTTGTTGTCATGAACAGGTGTTTTTCTAAAAACCTGACGAGAGCTGTCCCATTCTTTATGATATCCTTTAAGATGTTCTATGCCCACAGCACACGCCATTCTTGAAAACCAGCATCGGGGCAAAATACTTCTGACACCTTCGATGCCATCCTGTACAGCCAACTTGCGCACAGGTGTAAACTTGAGTCCTAGTGATCTGGCTACTTCAAGTCTACTCTTACCTGTGCCTAGCTCTCGTACTTTAATATCATGTGGAGCGTAATGCTTACCAAAGGTGATCCCCTTCTGCACAGCCCAGCGATTCAGCTCTCGTGCGTAGTGCGGAAAACCTTCTCCGCTATTCTCGTAGTAGTTTACAAGCCTAATCTCACTCTTATGTTGCTGGAAGAACCAAATGCTTGTTGCGTCATCCATACCTAAGTCCCATGCGGTGTGCACTGGTAAAGACGTTTCAGGGTTCAACTCCTGCAACATCTGGTTATTCTTATATAATCTTGATATGATTGGACCGTAGTACGAACCCTCTACTGGCGTTTTAAATGAGCACATGTATTCCGATTGGAATCTTGCTTCATTGTTTAGCTCATCTCTGGCTTTTCGAAGATCAGGTGGGGAGATCGCCTTTGTGTCTTTAACAGATAGGTGACTTGAGTACCAATCGGGGACAACCTTAGCTTTTTCTAATAATTTGTAGAAATGATTCTCGCCACGAGGTGTGCCATTGAACAGAGCCCACCCGCCGTTCTCCGCTAGGATGGGGTTAATTAACTGCCACGCACTGGGATCAGAGATACTAAACTCAGAGAAGACAACGCCGATAGGGTTAGCACCCACCATCTTATCAGGGTCATCAGAACCTAGCAGTTGTATAATAGATCCATTGGTTAAGTGAAGACGCATCTCCTGCTCGCTCTTCTTTTCAATTATTTCCTTGGGGAAGTAGTCGATAAACTTCTTACCCTCACCTGTCATGCCGTTCCAAACGATACGGCGTGCCTGATTACCATATGGTAGAACATACCAATATGTACCCACTCGCTGTAAAGCCTTTACTGCCATAACATTCACGCAAGTAAGATCCTTACCTGCACGACGATGCCATGCGACTACTGCTCGTAGTCCACGTTTCTTTTGAGTCATGTACTTAACAAGACCTAGTTGATATGATCTAGGAGACCACCCTTGTGCTGGGACAGTTACATTCACTCTTCTTCCTCCTCTTCCTCTTCCTCTTCCCCAACTTCCCAGCATATATCAATTGGTACACTAGACATATCCATCGCAGTTTCATTTATCAGCATCCTGCCCACCCTTGGGTTGGTGTAGTCATAATAAAGGTCGCCATCTTCGTCCATAACTATGAACATGTAATTTGAGAAATGTTCCCCAAGATTACCTCGGACTCTGTCAAATAATTCATCGTGATCTTCAGTTATCGCCACTCTTCTCCTCCTCACTTATAAACTCATCATAGTTCTCTCCCACATCAATAACCTCTGCTTCAACGTGTCTAGAGATCTGCTCCTGAGTTACTTTTGAAAAATCCATAGTAACAATCTTCATTTCCCCAGACACTGTAGCCGAGATGTCTACACTTTTTAACTTAGGTTGTGTGTAATTAGCTAGCTCCTTCCATATGGCAATCTTCTCCTTGAGAGGTACTTCCCCGTCATCTGTATACTTCATTAACTCTTCGATAGGGTTAATACCCCTCTCTGCAAATAATGCCAGCAGTGCCTTACGCTGCTGAGCTGGAGTCGGAGCATTGTTAATGGCGTTCAAGAACTGTTGTTTAATATCCAACTTCTTCTCTACTTTACCCAGCTCCTTTTGAGCTTCCTTCATATCTTTCTCGGCTTTCATTCGTTTACGATGACATGCGGTTCTTTTACCCGCTATCTTCTTTTTAGCTTGTTCAGGTTTGATTCCATTGGATGTCTTCCTCTTGTCTGCAAAAGGATCTCTAGACTTGGGCATGGTGAGACTAATACACATCCGTACATAGTTGTCAATACCATCGGAGCGCATCTATCGTATAACAAGAAGTACACTTATACCAGTAGCAAACCAGTATATTTGGACAAGTGTCACTAGTTAAGTATATGGTATATAAAGGACTTATGAAACAGAAGTACATAAAGTACATATTCAACAGGGTAGTACTACTTTAAAAATAATATCTAGAAAAAAAGTGTACAAAGTGTACTAAATCCCATAAGTCGTTGATAATCCTTAATATTTATAAAAGACACTTTCCAAAATAAAGTGGTATACAAGTGGATAAAGTGTACTTATTTCCCAAAAATCAAAAAATAGATGTGCAGGTTGTTACCCCCACCAACGTTTTTTTGCGACTTCCCCCATAGCCCCCCTGCTTCGCAGGAGCTATGTGACAAGTCTCCCAGTTTTATTTACGCCCGATAAGTGTCATGCTTCCGAGAACCATGACCCTTGCCCTCCGCGGGGTGGGAAGCCCCCGCTTCGCCCAGTTACGCTCGCCAAGCCCGAGCGTTTTTTCTCTAGCTTCGGTGCGACGAGGCTCACTGAGCCATCGCCTCTATGCACCTCAGTATATCCGAGGATCAATGACTCACGAATCTTATGCATAAGTTATTACGATGCAATAACTTAACAACGATTCCCTGCGTCATCTGACCTCAGGGTCGACCAGCAAGGGTCGATTAGGTCTGTCAACCCGCTTGTTTACTGGGCTCGTAGGTCATTTGTAGCATACGGCTCAAGCACAGACAAAAGACGACAGATTCCAAGTATTCATCTGTCTTAGTTAGTAGTGGAACAAAGAAAAAGAGAACTTGTAGAACGCTCCCGCTTTGTTCTTCTTTTTCTTTATTCAGATGTTCTTTTGTCCTTAGCTTTCGTAGATTAGCCATCGCTTGTGGCGATGGTCGGTGTTTCATATGGGGGTCTTGGAAAACCACAACCAACTTACACAGCTCCCACATTCTAGACATCCATTGGGTCAGATGACTTGTTGTCATCTTCGAAACGCCATCTGAGGATTGGGGTGTCCCCCCCAATCCATTATGTCGGATTCGCCCCAAGCTATGTCGTCGCCTGCGGAGCAATCGGCTAGCGATTGCTAACGCATCATCAAGTAAAATGTGAAAAATTCAGCTTCCAGAACCGTAAACGGTTGCTCCTGAGTGCCACAGGCACTCACTCCCAATCTGCATCCGCAGATTCTGCTGTATTTTTCCACATCGCATCGTGTGGGGCATTTACTATCATCACTAAAGCTTCATAGGTTCTAATGAAGATACGCTATTCGCTATCTTCAACCTATGAACCTTGAGCACTAATAGTCTCTGCCGTCCACGATCCGTCGTCCCGATTTCCTTGACGACCTGTTGGTGTTACCGAAGCCGACAATCTTTGTTCATAATGTATCATTATGAAGTCGATCTTACGCCTTCGAACACTCAACGGTGTAAGTAATGGTCGCAGTATATTGGAGGTATGTCTAATCAAAAAAACATAATCGAGTTCATGCTCACAGTCATACTTGGCATCTTGCTAGGTATTTTATTCATTATCGGTCTCGACAAGGAGATCGCCCACAACGATTTAGAGCTTCAGTCCTTCCGCGACTCAGGCTACCCACTTTCTCTCTCACAAGGAGAGGGATCAATCGAGCAATCTGCTCACAACAATAATCAGTAATATCAAAACTATGGAAACACTAACATCATCTATTCCCGCTAAGTCCTATCAAACACTCGTCACAGTTGGCGAGATCGTTGATATGACTGATCTGCCCATCCAAACTTCCAACGGATCGGCTCACAAGACCACCATCATCACCGACACAGGCGATGTCGTTGCCCTTTGGCAAGACGAGTCTGCTAAGCCTTCACCACATATGGTTGGCAAGAAGATCGGTGACGAGGTTGGTCTCATCCTCGACATCAAGACTGAGCCTAAGCTAGACGGCACAGTTGACCGCAAAGTATACGCCAAGCCCATCAAGCTCGAGCGTGCACAGGCTTCCATCTCAAACGCTTCGTAACATGAGTAACTGCTTCGACTTATATCTTAACCCCCCGACTTCGGTCGGGCGGGTTATCGCCTTCGCCCTCTCCCAAGAGCGTGGCTCGCCTGCTTTCAAGCAGGCTTGGAAACAAATCTTCTCGTACGCTCGTCAGCTCTCTGACCTGTTCAACACGCAACTCAACCGTGACATTGACCCC